GATAAAGATATATTAAAATGTAAAGATTTAAGACCTAGAGCTGGCTTTATAAGTATACTTTGGTTTGTTAACAAGATTAAAACTTATAAAAGCTTAAACTTAATAGGTTTTGATTTCTTTGCTAAAACAGTACCTCACAGAAGAACCGATAAACAAGGTTATGAAAGCGCTTGTGATCCTCACAGCTGGCACTTACCAGTTTATATGATGGCTAAGTCTGCTCACGATAAGGATTTAGAACAACAATATGTTTCTTACCTAGAAAGAAATGGTAAGTTAAAATGGCACGTACTTAGTGATTTAAAGAATAAAACACTAAAGTATGATGGTTGGATGAAGGGCGAGAAGCGTATTAAAACAGCTCCTAAAAAATCTAAAGTTTCTAAGATTTAACACTTCCACCTACGTCTAGCAGCTTTACCTCTTTCACCTGTCCAACCTTTTGATCTTGCACAAAAAGATTTTCTACGCTTAGCAGCTTTGCTACCAGGTTTTACTTTACCTGTAACAGCGGTTTTTAGTTTACTACCAGGATTTTTCTTTCTATATTCTTTGACACCTTTAGATGTCATACCTGCACCCTCTTCTTTTGTTCTAAAGTTACGGCCTTTACCCTTGGTAGTTTTTCTTATTTTACCTTTCTTTAAAAAGGTTGATTCTGGTAAGCTAAACATTATTTTTTTATCTTAACACAGTTGTTAACCATTTTAGTTTTACCGCCTTTAGTTTTCTTACCGCTAGGTGATTTCTTTTTACCTACAGCTTTATAGCCTTTCCAGCAATTAGCCTTCTTTTTTTTAAAAGTTTTTGGAGCACCTAATCTTTGTGGTCCACATCCTTGTTGGTTGTATACGCTTTCCATAATTAATTAATTTCCGCCTCTCTTTTTTAAAACATCACCAGTTGGCCTTACTATAATGTCAGGTGTTGGTCTAGGATCAGGCTTGTTATTGTTATTGTTGTTACTGTTATTGTTATTATTATTGTTGTTACTAGAACCTGATCCGCTACTTGGAGCGTATATAGGTCTATAGTTATTATAACTAGGTTGATAGTAACCATTGTACCAATTTCCATAATATCTATTAGGATATGATATAACGTTATAATATACGTTAGGTTTTATCATACTTATGGGTAACCTTAATGTATCACCCTGTTCTGTAACAGCTAATACATGTGTTACTTGTATCTTAGGTTGGTTATTATAAGCTCCACAACCAACTAACAAAGCTAGAAAAAATCCTAACCCTGCGCATTTAATAATAAATCTTTTATCTTCATTTGTCATTTATATGATTTTGTAATGTGTTTTTCTCTCTCCTTCTTTTCTATATGCTAATAAGCATCTATTTCTATTTACACCCTCATTTACAAAGCTCACATGAACCCAGTCAGGGTTTTCATCTGTTCCAAACTCCCATATCATTTGATCGAAATCTAAGTTTTTCTTAATCCATTCGTACATATAGGCGTTAGTAGAGTTACCGTATGAGTCGTCAATATCCATTGCCTGTCCTTTACAATGCTGTGACGAGTGACTTCCGCCAATAGCTTTATTAAGTTGAGGTCCACGATAAAATGAATTTATCTTTATAGGATGCCCCACGTGCTCTCTAAGAGGCTCAAATATTTTCTCTGCTAATAACTTCATACTTGCTAAATGCTCATCAGAGGGATCATTTGGCAAACCTAATCTATTAGCTGTTAAACTATAAGTACCTTCCTTATAGCTTATATGTTTGCTAATTTTTTCCATTAAAATTTATTTGCTGTGTTAATTTCGTTTATTGTTTCTTGTATTTCTTTTAAATCAGTAGGTAAGAGCAAATCTAGTCCAGCTTTAAATGTTGCTTCTTTTTCACCACCTTTAAATATTAATAAAGTTGGTGCCATACGTATTCTATATTCTTTTTTAGCTAAAGGAGCTTTACTTATATCAACTCTATAATATTTAGCATTTTCAATTTTGTTCCAATCAGCAAAACAGTTTATATCATTAAATTTTGCCCAGAACTCTACAACTATAGGTGTATCATCATCATCACCAAAAGCGTGATTACCTTCTATAGCTTTTTGAAAATTAGAATCATCTAACCAGTATTCGTCAGGAACATTTGATTGACCGTATGATAAAAACGGTATGAATAAAAATAAAAATATTATTATTTGAATTAAAATTAATTGCTTCATGGTTATTTATTTTTTTGTATCTCGTATATTCTTTCGTCTAGCTTATCTAGTTTCTCTAATATCATTTCTACATCATCTTGCGTATCCATAATAGTGTTACGTATCAATTCGTCTTTTAATTCCCACTCTGTCTTAGATATCGCGGGCTCAGGCATTTCCATAGCTAAAGCTATATCTGACTTTAAACTTAACCAAACACCGGTTAAAGATATAATACCAAATACTATTGCGCCTATTGTTTTTAATGATAAACCAAAGTCTGGTTTACCATCACCATCTATATCTATACCTATTTGATGATTTTCGTCTATGTTCTTTGCCATTACTTTTTCTCTTTTAGTTCTTCAATTATTGACTGTAATTTTTCTACGTCTTTCTGTAGGTATTCAATTCTTAAATCTTGTTTAGCATCATCAGGCAGAGCACCCATTTCACCTCTAGGCCATTTTATTCTAAACTCATCGTTTAAAGTTTGGTTATACTCTAATCTAACGAGTGAGGTATCTATATTACTTATCTTTGCCGTTAGATCAAACCATATACCGGCTACAGATACAATACCTATGATTATACCTACTAGAGTTTTAATATCTAGTTTTACTTCTGATTTTTCTGATAGCTCGCTCATTATCTAAATGTAAAGTTAAGTCCAACACTACTGTTATATATTTCACTATCCCAAAATTTAGTGTATTCACCTTCTATAAATACACCTATTGATTTACTAACTTTCCAACCAAACATTAATCCAGCTTGATAATCGCTCCATTGTTCTAGCCCAGCATCCTGTATTAAACCACCTTTTCCCCAATTGTTTCTATTTAAATAAGAAACATCTTCATCACCTGTTAAGTATTTATGATAAGGTAGTATCCAGTTTCCATAAGCATGTAACCAAAATTTAGACTTGTAGTGATAAAAATCAAAACCTACAATAGGTGCAACTTCACCAAAAGCATCTATTTCAGCGTAAGCCTCATTGTTAAATCTATTCATAAGATCGCCAAACACCTCGTCTCTAAACTGAGTATCTGTCCAAGCAACAATATTACCATCAGGATCTGTCCAGTACCAATCAGCTCTAGAATTACCCTGCTCATCATTAGACTGATAGTACCAGTCATCGTAACCATATTCAAAACCTAAAGAATACCATGGGTTAGCCGTATACTCTTGGCCAAACTCATCTACACCTGTTTCATTTAACCATATCTCTATTGGATTATAACCATAAGCTTGTTGATGCGTACGATATATTGCTCCAGCTGATATACTAAATTTCTTACCAATAGGTAGTCTAGCTCTAACTTCAGCAGATGAATATTGAAAACCTACATTACCAGACTCTCTATCTTCGAGTTTTATAATATGATAATCACCAGTGTGTCTTATAAACAATCTTCTGTTTGTAAACTCATCACCATTTTGTCTTTCTTTTTCCCAATGCAGTAAATACTCTAAACCTTTAACTGCTGATGTTGGTGCAGATAAAGCTGTTTGTTTTTCAACGTCTGCATCACCTGTCCAAAAGTTACCTGGTTTACTTTCGTAACCAAACCTAGCTAGTTTACGTATACCAAACCCAAATCTATAATCGTAAGGGTGATATGTTGTTTGATCTATAACCTCTGGTATACCGTAAAAATCTTGAGGATCTGTTCTAACAAAATATTCTTTAACCTCTATTTGAGGATTATTTATATCTCCAGCTACATATACTGTACCATATTTTAAAAAGTCATTATAAACTTCTTTTAAAAACTGTCCACTTATGTTGCTATACACAAGTAATGCTATTATAGTTATTAGTTTTCTCATAGTTATTTTCTTTTGTTTAATAGTCTTTGTATATCCTTGTTACTTTTTGATTTACTTTTTCTTTTGCTTTTAGCTTTAGCTTTTTCAACAGCGGCGTTTTCAACACCAACGTCCCAAGTATTCCAACCTAAAAATGTAGCAACCCTTTGCCAAGCTTGATTT